ATTATGCATAGAAAATTCTTCAAGTATATACAGTTTTTCAAAACTATGACAATTAACAACTAAATAATATACACTGTCATTTCTTCCAACTGATTTAAAGTGTGTAACATTCATTATATCAACTATGATGTAATGATGACTATTTTCATTATATTTTATTTCAATTAAACTATTTAAAATATGTTTGTTATGATTTACAGAACTATTTAATTCTGGCTTACTTTTAACTTTAAAATAATCATATAAATTTTCTCCATATATCTCTTCTATCAAATCCTTAAAATCATAATCAAGTATTAATTCAATAACCTCGGCCATTTTTTTAATATAATCATCTATATCGTATTTTGCCATCTCAAATAAATTATATGGAATTAAATTTTTCATTTACTAATCATTTAATATTTTCTTTATACCATCAATAAATTTCCATTTATCTTTCATTATCATTTTTAAAATTTCCATATTTGATTTTTTTAAAAATAAGAAAAAAGGATATTTTTTAATAATGAAATCCGATAAATCAGATTTATGAACTCCTAGCGTAATAGTTTCATTATCAAAAAACAAATATAACTTAATATAATCATAAGAATGACCTACACTACTTAATGACTCAAATGTTGCTTGATATAAAAATAAAAGCATTCTTTGTCTAAAACTTTCAAAATTCCCCTTTAAATCGTAACTATCTAGATCAATTACATCATAATCATACAGCTTATAAATAAATAATTCTTCTATATTTTCATCTTTATAATCTATAAATTTCTTTTCGATTTTAAACTCTTTTATTTTATTTGATAATTCTAACATTTCAACTCTTATATCTTCGTAATGCTCTCGCATATAATCAAAGAAACTTGAAATATATGGATCATAATCATGTTTAGACATCTCAAATAAATTATATGGAATTAAATTATGCATTATTTTTCATGTCTGTTTTTAAAATATTGTAAAATTCTTTAAAAATTCTTTCTGTTGATTTATAAGAATCTAATTTTATTTCATTTTCATGTACATCAGTAAACGGTTCTATTAAAAATAAACGCGTTGCATTTCTAACATATAAAACATAATGCTTTGATATTACCGTATTTTTGTTATTTTTTTTGTTTTGTATTAGTAAAATTTCAATTATTCCTTCGTATTCTGCTGCACTAAGCTCATCGCCCATATCAAAAATATCACATAATATTTTTTTAAATGATTCTCTGTCTATTTTTTTATTTTGATATTCATGTCCTATTCCAAATTCTAACTGTGGTTTACTTCTTACTATAAAATTATCTTCTATATCGTTTCCATAAATTTCTTTAATTAAATCCATATAGTCATAATTAAAAATATATTCCAAAACTTCTGACATTTTTTCAATTTCTTCCTCTACGGAAATTTTTGACATCTCAAATAAATTGTATGGAATTAAATTTTTCACTATTCTTCGTCGTTTTCTTCGTCAAATCCATGATCTAAATTATCAAGATCAATATTTAATGTTTTATCTTCTACTTCTTTTACGTCTTCTACTTCTTGATTTTGATGAGAAGCTGCCTGAATTGCTTTCATTAAATCTTTTGTACCTCTCGTTGTTATTCCAGATCCTTTTGCCTGCGTTATTGCACCATCAGATTCAACATTTGCAGTTTGTCTAACTACTGGTTTATAAAAATCAATATCTCTATTCATCTTCTTAGCATTATCTTCAATAGCTAACATATACACCGTTTGACTCTTAATAATATCCAATTGAGTTCTTTGTAATCCTCCTAATACCTCAAACAATCTTGCTTCAACTGCTCCATCTTCAATTGAATTCATCAAAATAGTAATCATTTTTTCTCCGGATTCCATTAAATAAATAAGTTGAGATAAAGCCATTTGATCTAAATTCATCTTGGCCCTAACGTATTCTTCTTTCTCTATAATTTCTTCAGACAAATAAAGCTTTAATAAACTATTAAGAGTTTTTTTTGCTTTTTCAGAAGCCTTTTCTCTTAAATCTCCAAAATTACTTTTTATTTTTGGTGGTTCTGGAAATAATCCTTCTCTACTATCACCAACTATTTCATCTGGAACACTTATATTTAACAAATCATCTATACTAAGTTTTGCAATATTTTTTTCATTTTCATTAACCATTTTGAAATGTTTTTATTTTTGATTCTAATGTTCTAATGCGAATTTCAAATTCCTCAATCATATCATCAACAATTTCCTTCTTATGTTTATCCTTAATTTTTCTAGATTGTATTTTTAAAGTTTGCCAATCTTCTTGACTATGTTTTAAATCAAGTTTTAAAGCATGCTCTGTCTTATCTAATCTACTTATTTCTTCTTCTAATCTTCTAATAGATGATTCATCCTCTGCTCTTTCCAATTCTTTCTTTTTTCTATTTCTTTCAAATGCTACATTCATCAAATTAATTAAAACAGTTACAATAACAGCAGCAGCTATTTGTTTCCAAACACCGTGGAACCATTTATTACTATCTTTTCCAACTTCTTCACCAACGTCTGCAATACTCTTTTTTGTAAATTTGCCTTTAATTTTATCAAAAATCGTTTCCTTCGGTGGTATATCACTTATTCTATTTACTTTATATTCACTATCACCAATAGGACCACTATTTAAAGAACCCTTCAATGGAGGATTACCACTATTTAATTTGTCCCTTACATTATTAGTAATTTTATCATGAGGATTTTCTTTATTAAAATGGCGAACATCAAATGTGTTGGGTTTTTTAGAACTTTCTTTCTTTAAGTCCTCAGCAGCTCTTCTTGCTTCATCTTCTATTTTCTTTTTTGCGCGCTGCGCCATACTTTCCTTAGGAGATATAGTGGTAGTAGTTTTGTCTATCTTTGGATCTGTTTTCTTTCTATTTCTATTACCTAAACCGCTATCTTCTTTAGCCATTTCGTTTAAAAACTCATCTAAATCTTTAAAATTTTCCATTAATCGTTTTCTTTGTTTACTTTTAAAAAAATTTTATTCTCTAATACATCGATTCTCTCTTGATGTAAATCATAAATACTTTGTAAGTGAGCTTTTTCGTCTTTGTCTTTAACTTTATCAATTACTATTTGTGTATTATGTAATTTTGCTTTTTCCTTCTTTAATTCATCTTTCAAGAAATCTAAATCTCCTCTTAATACAACTAATTCTTCTTCTATTTTTCTTCTAATATCAGCGTTAGTTTCTGCCTTTAAAGATTTTCTTAAATCATTTTGTCTAATACGTTGTCCAGTCATTCTAACTATAATACTACTTAATTCATCTCCAATTTTACTAAGAACATGAAGAAAAAAATTATCTTCTGGATCAACGGTTGTACCTGAGCTCGATCTTCTAGATTCATTTATGAAAAAATCATCTAATTCTGGTATATTTATCATTTTCTATTTGTTTTTATATTTATTAATGGAAATGATTAGAGTTGTCATCTAATTTACCGTTTGTTGCACTTAATGGATCAATTTCTTCTATTGCTTGATACTCATATTTTTCTATCTCATCTAATATATCCGACATCACGTAATACATTTCTTTTTCTCTTTGAGTTGTATAAAAAAATTGATATCCCAATTTTTTATTTTCCTTTTCAACTACTAATATTATATAAAAAATTCCTAATAGCTTTTCAATATCATCAGGCAATATATCAGATTGTTTCCAACCATAATATAGCGCAGTAGCAAATATCGGTTCACCTTTTAATCTTTCAGATTGAAATTTAGAATAAGTCGGTATTCTATCTAAATACCTAACATAAAATTTATCAAGTATATCTATATCTAAATACTGTTTTATATTAGGATTTATGTCTAATGGATCTATTCTAACAAATCCTTTCAGCTTTTTTAGATCGGGAGCATTCACATACATTCCTTTATATTCATTAGCATCAACCGGCAATTCTATTCTTTCAATATTAGATTTATAACTTGCTATAGCTCTACCTAAAGCACTCTTATTTATAATGTGCTCCTTTTTTCCTAAATAGTTTTCATCTAAGAAATCATCTATCTTTTTGATATTTTTCATTATTTATAATTATTTACTTTTGTTAATCTTAATTCGGGAATTGCATTATCTACTATTTCTGCCAAATGCGTATCTTTTACTACATACTGATTCAACACTAAACTTTGTTGTTCCTCTTCTATATTATATCTAAACAATCTAAAATTTGTAAAATAACAATTACCACTCTCTATAATCCATTCATCATTTGATGATAAAAGAGCATCACTCGATAACGATATAGTCTCAACAAATGATAATATTAACTTAGTTGATGTATTCACGGTTATATTACCGATTGTATTCGATATACTCCATTTAAATACACTTAACTGTCTAAACTTATTTGATATATTTATAACATAACCATTCCAATTTTCATCAGAAGTAATATCAAATGCAAACATATTTCCTGATAACATAATTAATACTTTGTCTTGTATAAAAGATACATGCAAATTATCTTTATTAATTAAAGATATATTTTCAACCTTAATTATAGTTGGCGTATTTGACATATTATTTCCAACATAATCAACAGATAATATTAATCTATTATTTAATTCATCTATATCAGTAACAAAATATACGCCATTATATTCAACACTTGTTATTTCAATAATATCATTTATAAAATAAATAGTTATGTCATTTACGAAAATTGATAATTTTCCTCCTGCATTAAACATATTTATGATATTATTTGTTAAATAAAAAACATTTTTAAATTGTAATTTTAACCAAAAAGCCAAAGAAATAGATTCTTCTGCCTCTAAACCTTTTTTATTTCTATAAACAATTGATGTTTGCTTTTCTTCGACTTTACTTAAATCATAATAATTTTTAGAAACTACGGTAAAATTATTTCTCAATAAACTATTTTCAATTACTAAATTTTTATTTAAAATAGACCTTACATTATCATCATTACCTAATCCAATTGTATTATATTGAATATCTTTTCGTATCTTCTTATACTCATTATCAATTTCTGGGCCAAATAAATCATCTTGACTCAATTCTAAAGAATCAATTTCATTATACATATCCATATTATCAGTATAATCTTGATTTAATCTTTCCTGATGTACTACTAAATTAACTCTATAATAAGAAGCTGCAAACATAAAATCATCAGGAAGAGAAATAGAATTAACTTCATACACTCTATCTGTTAAAGGGAACCATAAATAATCGTTCTCTTTTGGTCTCTTTTTACTACCAAATACTTTTTCAAATTCTGCTTTTACTATGTGAATTTCAAAAGAATCCGGCATATCAATATTCATTTGAGTAAATGCTAATTCTCTTGTTGGTAATTCATTATCAGGAACCATTATTTTTAAATCTTTAACCTCTTTTCCTTTATACAATGAAAATTCCTTTAAAATCACATCTCTACTGTTTGGAAATTCTTCTAATCTAAAATATCTAACGCAATGCCCAAATATATTTGATACAACTGTACTTAATTGATTATAAATTTCAGAAGCTTTTCCTAAATTATAAGGATTAAATCTATTATCATCACAACAATCCTCAAAAATCAAAGACGCACAACCATTACATTCGGCGTCGCATGCACCATATAAAGGAACATCTAATAAACTACCATCTATTGTTTCTGTTGACAATGTAATTGAAACAAATTCAAGAACGTCACCAGGAACTATTGATGATACTTCATATTTATATTGTATCCAAAAAGGATTAGAACCATTTAAAACTAAATTTTCAAGATTTGGCTGACTTAGAGGAATCCAGTCAGAATAATTAATATTATTAATTGACCATCTAAAACTTTTTTCAAAATAAGACCCAACAGTTTCGTTAAGAGTTACATCAACAAAATTTGTAACACTAACAACGTTTAAATACGGTTCATTACTTTTAATTAAAATTTGATCACCTACTTCGTTTGCGGTTTGGCCTGATACCATTAATATACTTTATTTAGTATATTTATCCCAATACGATATTAATATTTAACGTTCGGGTATTTTTTCTTTATTACGTTTAGAACATCAACTGGAATTTCTATATTTTTTCCTTTTTCGTCAGTTTGATCGTATATATAAAACTGTTTACCTATAAAATCAGGTAAACCATCCTCAGATTGAATTCTGTTGTTCGATGCAAAACAATCACCATCTATTTTATTAGGAAATCCCCTAAAATTTGTTAAATGATTATATGTTACAAATAAATTTCCGTTAACATGATCTTGAATACCATCTAAAGTTTCTAAATAATTATCTTGTAAAATTATATCTTTTCCTACTAAAGGAAAATTTTTAATAATGGATAATTCATTATTACTTATATTAAAATCATCTCCAACTTTTTCCAGACGTTCTATTATCTTTATATCGTTACTATTTATGATAACATCTCCTGTTACAATTCTAGGAAATCTTTTCATGCTTTTTAATCCAATATGAGGCGCTATAAAATTTCCATCAATTTCATTAAAATCAACAGTTAATTCTGCCATATTTTTTTTGATAACAACATTACCCTTCACATTAATTGAACCATCTTCATTAACAGTAAATTCACCCTTTATAAAATCCAAAAAACTTGCATCCTTTGATTTTAAATATTCTATATCATTTTCTGATGTATTCATCTCAAGCAAAAATTTGCTAAATGTTTTATATTTTGACATATTATTAATTATTTATTCGTGAGGCTGCTCGATATTTTCTTGAATTGGTGTATCTGTAGTTGATGTTGAATTCGAAACATAGCTTGTTCCCATGATATATGACCCAACAAATGGAGTTAATACTGCAAAATATGCAGCTAACTCCATTAAATTTACCTTTTGATATAATCCAATAATTCCAGTAATAAACCATAATAATAATGATAAATACAACATTATCTGTCTTTTACTACTTTTTCCCTTTTTAAAAATTGAACTTGCTGGAGATTTTCTAGTAGATTCACCCCATATATATGTCATTACAAATCCAGACATAGAAACAAAATAAGCAGACAAATCCGCTAAACTTCTTTCGAAATACATATTAATAATTCCTAATACTATCCAAAATAGTAAAACTAAATACGTTATTTCCTCTCTCTTGTCTTTCATTTTCCATTTTATTTTTATGGAAATAAAAATTAACTAAAATAATCAGTCTTTATGATTAACATAGTATCATCATTTTCCATTTTTGCATCAATATTATAAAATAACTCATCAATAATATCAAAATATATATCTTTATCCTCTCCAGCATTGGCTTCAAATTGATGAATAGCAGTAAATAACTTAGAAGTTTCTATTTTTATATAAGGAACTTTTCCAACTTTAAACGGTAATAAATTAAGTTCTGATAACAACATATTAAAACCAATAAGCTTTTCTTTTGTAAAAATCTTAGCTGCATCGAAAACACCAATTAAAATTTTAAAATCAAAATTTATAAAATCTTGATCTTTTCCTTTTGATAAACGTGTAAAATTTCTTTTATTAGATACATTAATAATTATACTTTTTAAATTGGTATAATTTTCTAACAAATTATTTAAAAAATATGATGAATTAACGACACTACTCATTGTATCCATTGAATGCGATTGAATTGCAACTATATCATCTCTAAATCTTTTATTAACAATTGCTTGTAATTCTCTTGCATTTACAACTAAAGTATTCGTTTCATAAACCTTAAATTTCAAATTTCTTTTTAAATCACTAATTATTAAATTATCAACATAATTATGTTTAAAAAGTGTTAATTCAATAACCAAAGGAATTGTGTCATAAAGATCATTTTTTGTTTCCATTTACTGACATCTGTTTTTTTAGTTCTTTTAATTCAGCAATAACAGAATCTTTATTAAATCTTAAAGCCTCTTTATATTCTCTTATACCTATTTTATTTATTTCTAAATATTTGTCTAACACTTCGTCTTCAATAGAAAACGAACTTGCCTTTTCAGATGCATTTTTATTTAACTTTGTATAAAACCAACCAGGTGTTCTCTTATATTTTCGTGCAACCAAATGCCAACAATCAACAACTGCTGCGGTATTAATTCCGTTTTTATTAAACATATTAGCATTTATCGGATACATAATAGACATAAATCTATTCAACATAAAAAAATGACGTGCTTTATCTACGTCATTTAATTTTTCATATTCTTTCTCATTTGTAAAGAATACATTTATAAAATCAAAAAGTTTTGTTTTGTCAAATGCCATTAGAATAATCCTTTTTTATTGTTATTATCTTTAATTATAAAATCCATAGAATCATCTTTAACCTTAGATAAAGAATTATTCTCTTTTGGTTTCCATTGATTACTATATACTGTATTTTCTAAAATTTTAAATCTATTAGATAATGTAGTAAAATTACCTATTTTATTATTATATACAGTTTCTATTTCCTCGTATATTTGGTTCAAAATTTCCTCTGGAATACACTTTTGATGTAAAATTACTAGATTAATATTTCTATCTAAATTCTTTTCGACTGAATCTCTAAATGCGCTCGTAATTTTCATAACTTGACACGTTAAATCAACTAGAACTTTTTTATAAGATGATTCGAAAAAATACATAATATCTAATTTACCGTGGTCTTGTTCAAATAATGTTTTAATTTCTTCAATCTTTTTATCACTAACACCAAATGTCATTATCTTACCATTCTTATTTTTCTTTTGATAAGAATAAACTGGCAAAATATTATCACCTTTATCACCACCTAATATTTTACCTAAAATAACTTCTTCTGGAAATGTTTCTTCACTTGTCAATTCATTAGCGTCAATCAATCTCTTAAATACATCTCTTGGATTAAAATCATTTGTACTTAAATTAAAAATATCAACTTCTTCCTCTATAACTTCTTCATTCATCCAATTAAAAAATCCAGGATATCCTATCAATAACTTTTGTGTATTTGTATAAAAAATCGTATATGAATTCGTAAATTTATTAAATTGAACCAATTGCGTTAAATCTCTATCACCGGAATTAACAATAACGTTCTCTCCCTTTGAATTTAAAAAACTAGACCATCCAAATATTAAATCATCACCTTCAGCACCATCAATTCTTTGCACAATAACTCCATGATCTTTCAGCACAGTATAAAAATCTTTAAATGCACTCCATACATTATCCCAATTTATACTTGTATCAGTTTCTCTATTTCCTTTATAATCGCTTTGAGGGTACAAAGCTTTTCTCCAACTTGAACTATCAATTACAAAAACTATTCTATTTAAAATGTCTGAAAATTTTCTTGTTTCAGCAGCAAAATCCATTGCCATTTTTTGTACTAACAAACTTTTATCATTTACATTGTCTAATAAAATTTTACCAGTCTTTGGTAAAACATACAAACATTTAAATAACATATGGTTGCCATCTATAACCAACGTATTATTTTTCATATCCAATTTTATTTAAAATTATTTCTATTATTGAATCTATATTATCTTGTGATCCCCAAACATAATCGTATTCTATCTTTTGTTCTTCTAGCAAATTTATTATCTTATTATCTATGATCTTTGCCTCTTCATGTGATTGCATTCTACCAGTAGTTTGATAACTATCATGTCGTTTTAACATAAAATTGATATTATTAAAGGCATTATATTCATCTAATACTAATTTCTTAAAATAAGAATTTTTACGATAATCATAAATAATAGATAATGGCAATGGCGAATCTGTAACAATAACATCAACTTTTCCCAATACTCTTTTTAATCTGTGAATCTGTTTGCCAAAAATATAAAATTGGTTATCTAATTTTCCAAAACTTTCTTCAAATACTAAATCTTTTGCATACTCAAATGCAATTTCTGTTTCTATATGCATCCATTTTAATTTAGAAAAAATGGATGCAGCAACAGTACTTTTTCCAATACCTGGACCGCCAAATAAACAAACTACAAATGTATTTTTCATACTCCTTTAACTATATTTTGAAATGTAAATATACAAGCTAACATCGGTAAAACATTATCAATAACCGTGTTTCTCATACTTTGATATTTTGTCAACTCAATTACAAAATTTGGTATATCCTTAATATGATTAGGTTTTTCTGTTTTTATATAATCAATAAAATCTGAACCTAATGAAGATAATACATCATCAACCTTATTTGAATACTCAGATAACAAATATTGATAATTCTTAACTGTGTCAATATTATTAAATACCAATTCATAAATGTCTTTATAAATTGAATTATATTTTTTAATATCTTCTACTGTTATATTTCTTAAACCCTCTGAATAATAACCTTGTAAAGAATTTAACATACTTCTTAAATCTGGAAATTTTCTTTTTACCAATTCTAGTAAAGCTTCCTTCTCAATTGTTATACCTTCTGATTTACAAATACTAAATATTCTCTTCATATAAGACTTCATTAATTCATTTTCTTCTTCTGAATTAAAATCAAAATTAATAACCTCGAATCTTGACTGAAGTGGTGCAGGTATCTTATTAATATAATTACACGTAGCTATAAATCTCGTGTTCGCAGCGAATAGCTCCATAGTTGCTCTAAGTGCCTTATAGAAAGCATCTGACGCGGAATCGCAATTATGCGTACATACACCATTTTCTGTTATAAATGTATGATTTTTATGTACAGTTAAATTTCTAACTGTACCTTCTTTTATTTTTTTTATTGATTTAATTTTCATTTTTAAATTGTTTAAGTAATCTTTTTATTTTTATTTCATTTGGCTGATCCTTTAATAAAGTTTCATCATAATTTTTAATAAACCAATTATCATCTATAATATTAAATGCATAATTATTATTAATGGCCCATTTATTTGCACTTTCAATTTTTATTTTATTTAAATTATCATTTAAATAAATTGATGGTTTTATTTCATAAATAATTTTTTTATCCAAATCTACAAAATCTACAATGTAACTATGTTTCTTGTTATTTGAAATATATGGTATTCTTATAAATTCATATTTTAGTGTTGGATTATGTATTTGAAAATATGCATCCCATGATGAACGACACGTAATAGTTTTATTATCAATTATTACTTCACATCTTGATTTTGCCCAAGAATTAGTAACACATGGAGTAAATTCACCACTCGCAATTTTTCTTTTTAACGTATTAGATTGCTTTATTTTTCTTTCGGGTGTAACATACCTTTTATAATTTAATCTATAACATTTTATTGAACATGTATATAAAGATGTATTTTTCTTTTTATAATAAGGAATTGATTTTATCATGTAAAATGAATTACATATTTCACATGTCTTTACATTGTCCGGATAAAATTTTGTTAAATATTCAATCAGAGAATCTCCATATAAATCATTTATTAATTTAGTAATATATGTAAATTTAAAATTAATATAGTATTTTTCATCTTTCGTTAAAACAAAATCATTTATTTCATAATTTTCGTTTAATAAATGGTACAAATAATTTCGTTTTAAAAAATCTTTATACGATAAAGTATATCCATTCAATATTAAATTTCTTTTTATAATTCTGCCTACACTTAATATATTTTTATATTTAAGTCTTAAATTGTAAACAGCTTTATTTAAAGTTGATTTATTGCTCATTACATCTTTTGTAATAATATCATTTTCTTCTTTTAAAAATAAGAAACTTTTCTTTATAAGATTGCATTTACTGTCATTACATATAGGCCTTTTATCTTTTTCATTTGAAATAAATTCATTTGAGCATATTATACATTTCTTTTCTTTATATTTAATTTTATTTTGACCACTAACTGCCTTAGAGAAATGTTTTTTTCTGCATGTTAAAGAATCACATCTATGCGAATATCCTTTAAAAAAACTTAAAAATATAGATGCATTATCACAATAATTACATTTTTTGGAAATACCTCCTTCTGCTAAATATGCTTCTTCTATATTGTTATATTTTCTTCTTAGCAAATTTATTAATGATTTATGGTTGTTAGTACCATATTTTGAATATACATTATCTAACATAAATTTTATTTTATAAATTCTCCATTATGGTACTAACAACAACTAAAAACATATGATATCATCTGTCGAACTAAGTCCTTCATCTATAGTTTTTTGTATAATACTTCCATCTGATAATTTTATCATAAAAGGATGACACGATGTTACTCTAATACTTCTTCCATCTTCTAATTCTACTTCATATAATTCGGCTTCTCTTTCGGATATAATTTCACATGTATCATTTTCAAGTTCACCTGTTTCTGTATTCATAGAAATACATGAATATATTTTATCTCTATCCAAATCCTTTAATGCAATAGATTGCCAATTATCGATGGTACCAATTCTTACTTTTTCGTTTATATCTAGACACTCATCTAAAAATACTATTTTCAATAGTCCTGGCTCATCCATAATAGAACGATTTGCACAAAAATCAGTAATACGATTTCTTACCACGTCAATACCGGTATCCGTACTTGCATTAATATACAAATGAGGATTATTAAACTCTTTAATCAAAGCCCATGCTGCAGAAGTTTTTCCCAATCCTGGAGATCCGGTAAACAACATATGCTGAGTAATTCCATTTTTAAATTTTTCCATAATTCTATTAGGAACTATTAAATCATCTAACTTCTGAGGACGATACTTTTCAGTCCATAAAATTTGTTTTATTGCCATTTTTATTCTTCTTCTAAAATTTTAATTGTTTCTAATATTGCATCTGCTTGCTCTTTCGCTTTATCCATTTCTTTAGTATAATCTTTTCCTCTTAATTTTGAAAATTTAATACTTACGGATTTATTAAATGATGAACTTGATACTTCACATTCTTCTTCTACTCTTGGAGCAATTTCCTGCTTGATCTTATCGTTTAATTTTATCATCTCTTCTTGTAAATATACTGCTTTATTCAACATTAAAGTCAATATCTCTTTTTCATCATTTGGAAATTCTTCAACAAATAAATTATTCCAAACTTCATTTACAATTTTTTTTCTCTTTTTATTACTATCCCAATCCATATCACTTAATAAAGTTTCTTCATAATATGATTTCTCGTTAATAAATTTAATTTCTAATCCTCTTTCTTTCATATGAAAGATGAAATTTTTCTCCATTCCTAAAAATCTCATTAAAAAAATACCATCTGCAAACTTATTAGCTAATTGATGTACCTTTGATGGTGAATCTGGACTTGGACTACCTCCTTTATACACTATCATATTTTTAGCTTCCATAAATTCCTTTGGATTTCTATTAAAAATTGCCTTATACAATTTTCCTAATAAACCTAAATTTTGAGCATAATCATTTTTGATTTCATACTTAATTAAGCTAGCGTCTTCTACTTCCTTTAAAAACTGTTCTTTATTTACCATTATAAAATTATTTTATTTAAATATTTTATACTGGTTTTTTATTTTGTTTATTTAAATCAAAAAAGAGCTCTTATGAGCTCTTTAATTTTTCTTTTAATCTATTTAAATTTTCTATATGTTTTTTCTTATAAGCAGCAAAAGATTCTTTTTCCTTCTTTGTCATCTTTTTTCGAAGTTCTCCAAGTTTATCTTTGTTACTTTCCATACTTTTTTTATAACTCTCTTTCTTAGATTTTTCTTCTTGATTAATTGCAGCCAATTGTTTTTTATAACTATCCGGAGATGAACTATCTTTAATGTTTTTCTTTAATGCCTTTTTCTTATTAGAATTACTAACTAACATATTATACAAATCCATCTGTGGTTTATACTGTAATGAAATTAAAGAATCCATTGCACCTTCATTTAAAAAATTGCTAAATTTTTCCATATTAATCCATTTTTATTTTTGTATTAGGTAAAGCACGTTTTATTTGAGAAATTAATTCTGCACTCATATCAGTATCATAAAGATCTAATGTATCTATTTCTTCCGGTAATCCTTCTAACGATTTTATTTTATTATGAGAACAATTACAAGATTTTAATTTACGAGGAAATCCTTTAAAACTTGTTATATCATTATTAAAAATATTTAAATCTTTATTTAATACTTCTGGCATATCAATAAGTTCTAAGATATAATTGTCTTGTAATTCTATATTACCACCAACTGATTTTGGAAAACCTTTCGTTGATGTTAAATCATTATTATTTGCAATAAAATTACCACCTACAATAGGTGTACAACCTTCAAAATTAACTAAATCATTTCTTGATATATCTAAATTTCCAGTAACTTCAATTGGAAATCCTTTTAATGATTTCAATTTAATAGATCTCGCAGAAAAATTACCAGTAACAACACCAAATTCAACATTTAATTCTTCCATGTTTTGCTTAATTTCAACATTACCCATTACATTTAATCTACCCTGATCATCTAATTCATATTCCCCTTTAACAAAATCTAATATTTTTAATTCTCTTGGAACTAAATATTTTTTTAAATTACTATATCCCCATTTAGATAACATACCATCTATATCTTTAGTAGAATTATCCATTGTATTCCAAACTGTTATTCCTCCTTTAATATTAACCTGTATTGCAAATTTAGCCTCTGTATTATTATCAGCTGTCATTGTATGCGGTTCATCTTTACTTAATGGTCTGTATCCTGCTCTATTACCTATTTTATCTTTTCTTTCTTTTTGAATTTCATCAAATCTATCATATAAATCTTGCACTAATTTATCTGTTTGCTTGTTAATTAAAAAATAAAATGTATCTAATTGATTTTGGTGATATCCGTGAAATGCGTTTTCATTTGATTTACTTGCAGATATACACCATGTAGCGCCTGCACCATATTTTATACTGGCTTCCATTGATAATATTTTCATTAATACGACATCTGAATCTTCATATACCTTTTCAGCACCCTCTGACATAACCTTCTTTGCTTGCTGTTTCTCCATATAAACGTCCTTTAAATCTTTAACATAAAGTTCTAAATTTCTCCATGCATACGTATTAATATCTCCATTTTTTACCTGATTTCTTTGTTTGAAAAAATCAAAATCATAAATTATGGCTTGAGCTGCTTCAATACTTAACCTTTTATTATCATTAAGCCAATTTTTAATAGCATACGGTAAATATTTATATAATTCGCTACTCATTTCCAACCATAACTTCCATTCAGTTTCAGTTATTTTTCCAGTTGTAACAAACATTTTTTCTGCTTCTCTTTTGTTTTCAAACAACTTATTAAATAATTCTCTATTTAAAAGATTCTTCATTCTTTATTTTTTATTTTGTTTTATGTATTTTAAAAATTTCTTTTGCTCGTTAGTTAACTTTTCTTTTGCAAAATCTGCAAATGAAATTAAACTATCATAAATTCTTCTATCAATATATTTATCTTTTAAATAATTAGTACAATTTGAGCAAACAAAACTCGAAACTTTGAATTCTGTTACATTTATTTGTAATTTATTTAAACAAATAGCGCAACTCCATTCTTCTGTATTATACGCATTTATTATTTCTTTATGTCCATTTACTATTTTAAATTCTTCGTATGGATTAAAAAATACTCTTTTTTTAACATCATACATTTTTTGATGATCGTTTACCTTTAATAAAATAGCAACAGCATGTAAATTATCGGAAATAAATTTTATATAATCATGATATTTTAAAAATTTATATTGATCTTTAGATAAATTTTTACTTCTAATACTATGAATACTTTCATCATGAAATAATCTTCTTGGTTTTCTTAAAACTAGAAACTTCTTAAGACTCTTTCTCGGCTTTGATTTTTTCTTCTTCATCTTTTATCTTCTGTTCTAATTCTTCAACTGTTTCCTTTTTAAGCTTTATTTCTTTTTTAAGAGTTTCTTTTTCATCTGCGGTAACATATTTTAACATTTCCATAGATGCTTTATAAGAAGCATTAGCTTTTACTAAACTAGCAACCTTTGAAATATAAGAACTATCAGCATTATCCGCAATAATATTAATTTTTTCAATTAATGCTTCTATTGTATTTTGTATTGCATTTAATTTTATATCAGAGATTTTTTCAATATCAGCAATAGAATTATCTATAGATTCAATTTGCTTATCATCTCCCTTTGCAGCTAAAGCTTCTTTTCTATTTTCTAATTGATTAATTCTTTTTATTTTATTAGATTCTATTTTTGATTTTTCAACCATTGCGTTTTTTAATTTTACGCCAAGTACTTCTACTCTTGTAAAATTTATTGTAAATTTAGAACCTTTATAAATACCATTTACTGTAGATTTTATTGCATCTCCAATTTTAGAAAAAAATGATTCATCTATCTGATCATATTCAAAATTTTCTTCAATATACTCAAATATTTCTGAATTATCTACAGATTCAGAAATTATTTTTTTTATGTTATATTCATGATATTTTAAAAACATTATTGTGCGTTTTATTTATATATTTGTTTCCAGTAAACAAAAAAAGAGCTCTATTACTAGAGCTCTTTTATTTATAAATCTAAATTTATTAGATTATACTTACACCTGTTAATTGAACTTTAAAAGTCAAATACATGTTTTCAGGATATTGACCAGCTTCTACGATAGCAAATCTAGATTTCAATGAAATCTTAGGAGCCATTGTTTCTGGAGCAATTGTACTAACTGAATCACCTAATAAGTATGGCATAAATACCACACCTGGTGAATTACCGTCTCCTTTTCTACCAACTACAACTCTTGTATCAGTCCATTCCATGTTTGGATCAGTGTAGATATTTACACCTGCAATTGAACCAACTGGGAATAATGATCCAGCTTGTTGACTAATTGTATTAGCCATTGGATATGCTACGAAACCTGCAATTGTTTGTAAAACTGTAGCAATGTAACCATTAACTACTGCAAAGTTACCAGCACCTCTTCTACCTCTAATAGCAATTACGTTAGCAGCAGCAAGGATTTTATCCAATACTCTTCTTTGTAATGTACCTTGAGTTTCACCACCTGCTAATGTATCAGCATCGATAGCTGGAACTGAAGCGATAGTTTGAGTTGTACCAGTGTTATCAGCACCTAATGTTACTGTAGCAGCAGTACCTGTTGTATTAAACAAGATATTGAATTGACTTCCGTCTCTTGTATTAATTTTCTTGTGATTAGTTACACCTAATCTAAAGATTCTCTCTAAAATCAATTTGTTAATTGATTGAGTTAATTCATTAGTTAAAACTGATTCAACTTGAGCTACTGCATCAATACCGAATTGTTTTAAATCTTGAACTTGCTCTCTTGTTACTGCAGCACCTACTTGGTAAGTTTGAGCAGTAATAGATTTATTATAAAGAGTTAAACCCATTAAATTATCTGGTTCTGATTCTCCTTCTTCTCTCATATAAGGTTCGTTTGAAGTAGCAGTACCTAATCTCATTCCACGACCAGAAAAACCAGGTAAATGGTTTTCTAACGCTTTAACTAATTCTGCAGTACCTAAACCGCCATCTACTTGATTACCAGCACCACCTGCAGTATCTTCTAATGAAGGAGTTGTACCTGCGATTGCTGCTGCTAAAGATACTCTAGCTACACCACCTAAAGCGATGTTATTACCAGAACTGTCTAAAGCAATAACTTTAAAGATTGGATCTCCTGAATAAAATGATTTACCTAAGTAAATTAATTTATACCAGTCAGCTGCTGAACCGATTGTTGATCTTAAGTAATATGTTGTATCTACTACTAATGCAGTACTTTCAACATAACCTTTCAACATAATTGTAATAGGGTTCTCTAAATTGTTTGTTTTACCACCTGCATAAACAAAATCTAAATATGTTAACATACCCATTGGACCACTCATTGGAACTACTGGAACTAAATCCAATCCAATTGTTTGTGCAGCTACTTGCATTGATAATGGTAACAAACTATAAGGTTTGTCTCCAGAACCTGTTGCTTGAGTTGAAAATGCTGTACTTAAACCTGGATCACCTGGAAAAGATACTGCACCCATACCGTTGATGTTCATGTTCGGGTTTAAGTGAACATTGTTCACCGTTGATTCGTTAATATTGTGATAATGACAATATTTAGACATCCAATTTAATTTATCTTTCTGAGTTATCCCAGTTGTAGATTCAATCAATGATGCCCATGTCATAATCACTTCTG